TCTTGGGATGATCAGGTTCGACTGGCGGAATGGTTGTCAAAGCATAAAGGCCCGGTAGTCCTTTCCAATCAGGCCACGAAAAGAATCTTGAAACTGTACGCCGGACTAGGGTTCAAAATCCAGATTGTGGACGCGCCCCGCCGGATAAGTTGTACGGGAGACCGCACGCCCGCCAAAGAAGTAATAGCGACCAGTGGCCTTTAATGGCAAGAGATACCCCACAGGCTCACCATTTGAGCCTGCTGCGGCCACGTAGTACCCTGCCTGCATGAGCCAAGCCAGCCCAAGCACGGACGCCCCGGCGGGGCTTCCTGATGCCATCGCAGAGGACTCCCTTTACGAACGTGCCGGAGGGTTCCTGTCCCGCCTCGCCATGGAGCTGGCATCGGAGCTGACCCCCCTGCCGGACATCCTGCGGAACTACAACCTCACCCGGACCCAGCTCAAATCTCTGCTGGCGACACAGACGTTCCGGGACATGTTCAGCGAGGCCAAGCAAATCTGGCGGTCGGGCAGCAACGTGCGCCAGCGTGTACGGCTGAAAGCCGCGCTCTTGGCGGAAGACAGCCTGCTGGAGATATTCCGGGTGGTGCATGACGCTACCGCAAACACTGCCAGCCGGTTGCAGGCGTTCAAACAGATTGCCGACCTCACCGACATCGCACCGCGCAAAGACGGTTCGGGTCCGTCAGCGGACGGGTTCAGCATACGAATCGTCTTTCCGAACATGCCGACACAGACCGTCGCTGCCGGTCCTGCCACCATCGAGCACGACCCCGCCGACGCCACGTCGTGATGCGCGAAGCCGTTTTCACCCCGCCGCCGACGCTGGCGAAGTTCATGCTGAGCGATGCGCGGGTGCGCGTTGTTACCGGGCCGGTCGGCAGTGGCAAGACCACCGCCTGCATCTACGAGATTCTGCGCCGTGCCGGGCAGCAGCAGCCGTGGCAGGGCGTGCGGCGGGTGCGCGTGGCGATAATCAGGCAAACTTTGTCCCAGATCAAAAACACGGTCCTGCGCGACATGCGGGAAGTGTTCGAGCCGGTGGTGGACTACCGTGTCAGCGAGAGCGCCGTATACATACACGCTGGCGATTTGCGTTTGGAGATTTTGTTGTTGCCGCTCGACACTCCCGAAGACCAGAAGCGGCTGCTGTCCACGCAACTGACGTTCGCGTTCATCAACGAGGCGCTCGAAATTGATCCGGAACTGGTGACGGCGATTCTCGGCCGTTGCGGGAGATACCCGTCCAAAGCGATGGGCGGTCCCACTTGGTACGGGGTGTTTGCCGATTCCAACCCCGGCGTTATTGGTTCGCCTTGGTATGAGCTTCTGGTCAACAAACTGCCGGAAGGATGGGCGTATTTCGAGCAGCCAACGCCGGTGGATGTCGATGGCAACCCGTTGCCGGGGGCGGAGAACATCCTGAACCTGCCGGAGAACTACTACCGGAACCTGCTGCAGGGTCATGGCATCGGCGCAACGCTGTCACCGTGGGCCGAGAGGTATGTACTTGGGCACTGGGCAAGCAGTCTGGACGGGCAGGGGGTTTTCTCCCGCTCGTTCAATCCCGGCTTCCATTTGTCGCAGAGTCCGCTCGTGCCGCAGCGCGGACGTGCGGTGGTCGTCGGACTGGATTGCGCCCGCAATGGCGCGGCGGTCGCTGTCCAGATCGACACATTCGGCAGATTGCTGGTGCTCGATGAAGCGTACGCGCTGAATACCGGCCTCGAACTTTTTTTGAAGGATAAAGTCCGGCCGTTGCTGGCGTCCGAACGCTACGCAGGCTGCCCGGTTGTAGTTGTTGCCGATCCGAGCGGCGTGGCCAGATCGCAGATTGGAGAGGAGAGCAGCTTTGACTGTATCAGGAAAATGGGGTTCGCCTGTTACCCCGCGAGTTCAAATCGCATTGAGCCGAGATTGAGAGCGGTCGAGTCGTGGCTGCTTCAACAGAGAAACGGGAAAGCAGCGCTGCTGATTGATTCGCAACGCTGCCCGACACTCGTGCAGGCGATGCGCGGCAGCTACCGGTATCGCGTCAAGAAGGACGGGGAACTCGAAGACACCCCCGAGAAAAAACATCCTGAATCAGACCTCTGCGACGCCATGCAATACGCGTGTATGGGAACTTCCACTGGCGCGTACGGAAGGATACTCCGCAGTTTCGCACCCGCACCGGCACCCGTGCCGCCGCTTGCAGCATCAAGCTGGACCTGACCGTGACCGCGCTCGCACGCAGATTGAGCCCGCACTTTACGCTCGGTGAGCTGACCAAGACTCAAATCCGTGCCGATAACACGCCCCCGCCGGAGGTTATCGAGCGCCTGATATTGCTGTGCCACGCCGTGCTGGAGCGTGTCCGCGACGAGTTCGGGCCGGTGATAGTCAACTCTGGCTACCGCAGCCCGGAAGTAAACAGGGCGGTTGGCGGCAGCAGAACCAGCGACCACATGACCGGTGAAGCGGCTGATTTTGAAGTGCGCGGCGTGAGTAATTACGAACTGGCCTGCTGGGTGCGGGAACACCTGAAATACAATCAGTTGATTCTCGAAATGTACGTCCCCGGCGGGGACCCGAACGCAGGCTGGGTGCACTGCAGCTACAAGGAAAACGGAAACAAAAACGAGGTACTCACATTTGATGGCAGGAACTACCTGCCGGGACTGATTGCATGAAATCGCAAATTGAAACCGCAGTCGGAGTCTGTGTGCAGCACCTGCTCGACGACCTTTCGCTCCGCAGGGCGACGAAATACCTTTCGCCAACCCTGACCGTGAAGGCGACCCGCAGGTTGCGCGGCTACAAAAACACTTGGCGGCACGATTTTGCTGTCACGGTGGGCCGACCGAACTACAGCGAATGCTGGTTTATCAAGAAGTGCGTGCAGGCGCGCGAGCCGTTTCCGGTGAAGAAGGTGCAACTCAAAACTTGGCCGAAGAAAAAGAACCGCCGGGGTTGATTGCCCGGCTCCGAGGAGTATGCTGGCTGTCCATGGAGCAGACTGTGCTGGCCGTGGAGAGTACGCCAATTTGGGAGAACGTTGCCCACGCGGTCTTCCGGCTGATCGGAATGTATGGTTGGCACGTCGCTGCCGTGCTCGTCGCGCCATTGCTGTCCTTCGTCGCCGTCCAGCACTATAAGGCCGCCAACCGCCGGTTCTTCGGTCGCAAGCCCATCGCGCCGCTGCTGGATGCCGTGGCGTGGCTGATTGTTCTCGTTCTCAGTTTTCGTTTCTGGACCCTTGCCGACCTGTCACGTGAAGCGAGCATCTACGCGGCACTGACGGTCGCGTGCTTCCACACCGGTATCGTCAAGTTTGTCTTTGCCCACGCGCCGAAACCGGTGCAGTCGGTGCTCGCACAGAGCGCGTTCCCCAACGGGGACGGCTTGACGGCTGTCGGTTTAACGCGGACGATATTGCTCGGCCGCGCGGTAGAACAGCGCAAACACGACCAACCAGTACCAGTCGAGAGGAGAAAGCACCATGCAGAAAAAGAAGACCAGACCGAAACCAAAAAAGGGTAAGTACTGACCGGGGAGAGTTTTCATGCCGCAACAGACTGCCCGCCGCATCACCGGCACGACACTCGGAAGCAAGAATTACGTCGAACGTCCGGCGAATACCACGGCGTACGCGGCGTACGACGCCGTGTCCGACGTTACTTCCAACGACCACTTCCTCTTTCTGCGCACGCTGATCGGCCCGCAGTATTCGGGCAAGCTGAAAGGTGTCGATGTCAAGGTCAATGCCAATGTCGCGGCATTGCAGCCGGACCTCGACCTGTGGTTGTTCGACACCGACATCGCCGAGACCGCCGACAACTCGCCGATGGCGCTGTCTTTCACCGATGTACTGAAAGCGGTGGGTATCATTCCCATCCCGGTGTCCGGGTGGCGGGTGTCCAACAATGGCGCGGGCGCGGCGGGCAGTATCATCCAGACGGTTTCTGTCGATATCCCCTTCACGCTGTCCTCAGCGGAGAAAGCAGGCACGCAGCGGCTGTTCGGCCAGCTTGTCATGAAGAACGCATACACTCCCGTCGCCAGCACCCGGTTTCACGTGACGTTACTGCTCGAAGACGACGATTAGCATGGCACTGGCAGGCATCCCTACAGGAAGCGCCGCACCAATACCGGTGCCGCCCGGTCCGTCCAGTCTGCGTACCCCCACGCCACCGGCCACCCCGCTCCTGCGTACCGTCACGCCGGAGCAGGTCAAGTCCGCGCAGACTGTCGCCGAGCTGACCGACACGGATGAACAAAAAAAGCAGGTGGAGGACAACCTTGCGGGCTGGGTACGCCGCCGCTGGGGCGAATTTCGCAATCACCGGTATTACATCGACCTGAATGCCCGGATGCTGCAGAGCTTCCGGGCGTACAACGCGGTCTACGACGACAACAAGCTGCGTGACATCCGGGCGTTCGGTGGCAGTGAGCTGTTCTCCCGCATTTCCTCGCTGAAATGCCGGGCGGTCAGCGCCTTGTTGCGGGACATATTTACCGGTAAAGAAAGGCCGTGGGAGTTCATCCCGACGCCCGAGCCGGTGCTGCCGGAGGCGGCGACCGGCACCGTGGACGAAATGGTGCTGCAGGAGACCGTCAATGCGATGCGCGCAGGCTTGGACGTGCCGGTGGAGCAGATAAAATCCCGGCTGGACGACCTCGATGAGCGCGTGATGCGCGGGGAGAAGCTGAAAGCGAGGCGCGAGGCGTTTCAGGCCACCAGCAGGGTGGACGATCTGCTGGTGGAGGGTGGGTTCTACGAGGCGCTGGTGGACTTTCTCGTGGACCTGCCGGTGTTTCCCTACGCGGTTCTCAAGGGTCCAATCGTGCGTTCCATCACCGCTAACAAGTGGGTGGACGGCAAGATGCAGCGGGTGAAGGTCGAGCAGTTGCAGTGGCAGCGCGTGTCGCCGTTCGACATCTATTTCACGCCCGGTGTCAGCAAAATCCAGCACGCGGAAGTCTGCGAGCGCATCAAGCTGACACGCGCCGACCTGCAGTCTGTGCGAACGCTGCCCGGCTATAACACCGAGGCCGTGGACCGCGTGCTGGAGGAATACGCGCTGGGCGGGTTGCACGACTGGCTCGACGAGCTGGACACGCAGATTGCGAATCTGGAGCGCAGGGAGGACCCGCACCTGAACCGTTCGCATCTGATTGATGCGGTCGAGTACCACGGCAATGTGCCGGGTCGCCTGCTGCGCATGTTCGGCATGACGGAGAGTCAGATTCCCAACGAGGCGGACGAGTATGCGGCGGTCGTGTGGGTAATCGGCCGGGAGGTCATCAAGGCGCAGCTCAATCCTGACGTGTGGTTGCGGCATCCGTACTACGTCAGCAGTTTCGAGAAGGTTCCCGGTGCCATCATAGGCAACGGGCTGATTGACCTGATCCGCGACATTCAGGATGTGTGCAACGCGAGTCTGCGTGCGCTGGTCAACAACGCCAGCATCGCCAGCGGACCGCAGGTGGTCGTGAACACCGACCGCATGTCGCCCGGCGCGGACTACACGAGCCTGTATCCGTGGAAACGCTGGTTCGTCGTGACCGATGCGCTGGGTAATTCCGGCGCGCCGATAAACTTTTTCCAGCCCAATTCCAACGTGCAGGAATTGCTGGGGATGTACGAGCGCTTCTCCTACATCGCCGACGAGATTTCTTCCGTACCGCGTTACATCACGTCCGGGTCTGGCGCGACGGGTGGCGCGGCGGGCACCGCGTCCGGGCTGGCCATGCTGATGAACAACGCCAGCAAGGCGCTGCAGGCGGTTGCCGCCAACATCGACATGGATGTATTGCAGCCTGCGCTGCGTGCGCTGTATGATCATGTGATGTTGCTGAATCTGGATGCCGGTCTGCGTGGTGACGAGCGTATCCGCGTGCGCGGCGTGACGCTGATGCTGCAGAAGGAGACCGAGCGGCAGCGCAAGCTGGAGTTCTTGGGCATGACCATGAACCCGGCGGACATGACCATCATCGGCACTGATGGCCGCGCCGCCGTGCTGCGCAACATCGCCGAGGACTTGGGCATGACCGGCGATGAAATCGTGCCGGATGCGACAGAATTGAAGGCCCGGCAGGAGAAAGCGGCGCAGATGCAGAATGCTGCACTGCAGCAGGAAGCGTTGCGGAAAGGGATGCCGGGCGGGAATCAAATCCCCATGCCGGGCGGGTCAGTTCCGGCAAATCCCGTTGTAGATGTCTCACATCCTCCGCAGGTATAGCCTGCCGAAGATTAACTTCCGAGGAGAGCAAACATGGCTGCAGGAACCAACACACATCTCGGTCGCAAGGGTATCTGGCGTGATCGTGTCGCGTTCGGCGTGGCGCGGTTCATCAAGTCGATTTACACACCGCAATACACGACCGCTACGTTGCCGTCCAATACCACCGGCCGGTTCATGGGCGCGCTGGTCTATGACACGACGGTAAACAAATTGAAGGTTGGTACGGCGACGGCTTGGGAAACCGTCACGAGTTCGTAAGGGGGTCATATGAAATCAGGCGAATTCCACGTAGTACGCAGCAGCACCATGTATCCCAAGAAGGGTGGCAAGCCAACGGGCGAGATTCCCGGCAAGGGACGCAAGGAAAGCTTTGACCAGACCAGTGGCGGCAGGGGTGGCTATTCCGGTA